TGCGGGGTAATTGTTCTGCCACCCAATGCACCAGAACCGCCCTGAACCATAGTAAGGTAATCAGCCAGCTTCTGTGCAGGCCGTGCCTCTTGGAACTGGAAGCGCTCGATATCTGCCGCCAGTTCTGCCTGTTCCTGAGCCTCACGAGCCGCGCCCACCTGCGCCAGTGTCTGCAAGTCAGCAAAGCCGAACTCACGCGCCGCTGGAGCTTGCTGGATAGCCGCCTGCTGTGCCTGATATACCAGAGGCGCTACAGCTTCTGCAACGGCCTTCTGTGCGTATCCTGAGCCGTAACGCCCTGACATCTGCGCGGGGTTTAGAGCCGCCGCAATGGTTGGCTGTAAAGCCTGCTGGAGAAGCGGGTTAGTGCCTGTCAGGTTCTGCATAACAGCCTGCTGTACGGCTGGTATCATAGGTGAGCCAGCGGTGGCGGCTGAACGGTAGCCGGACAGAGCCATCTGTGTCTCAGGGCTGAAACCAACTACAGTGCTTTTAGGGTAATACTGAGGCCGTGCAGACTGGTATAAGTCCTTTGCCTCTTCCATACCATATTCGATAAATGGCTGGGCAAACTTGCTTGGTGCTGTTGTCTGCGTGATTGTTCTCTGTGAACCGCCGCCTTTACTCATCTTACAAATCCTTCACCAATATGGTTGCTGTGGGCTGATAATCTTTTAGCTGTCTCTCCCAGCCCTTGCGCCCGATAATCTCCATTGAATCGCATCCCTGACCTCTTGCCCAGATGCTTACCTTTTTCTCCGCCTCTATAAGCTCTTCCATCTCACCGCCTGCTAACCATATCCGGCAGGTAGCTCTTTGAGGGTAGTCAACTATCTCCACCACTATAGCAGATTTTTCCAAAGGAAAAAATGCCGCACGGTTATTCGTTATCGCTTGCCACACATCCTGTAACGTATGACTATGCCCTGCATATACTAGCGCCGCCTGTATGTAGTCAGCGCATCGCTCAAACTCATCAGCCGATGATGAGATATGCAAATCTTGCTGTGTGTCCTTGATTGTCATGTCCAATCACCATAGTTCCGTTTGTGCTAGTGCCTTTCACATAAGGGTTGTGATGCCAAGGGTCGTGGTCAACACCACAGAAAAACACTAGGCTTTCCACGCTATAACGAGGCTCACTCACAGTCGTTTCCGTAACATTTGCGCCTAAAGTGACGTAGCCAACGCTGTTGAGGCCGCCCTCAATAGTGCGGTTCAGCACTTCAGCGATTTCTCGCGTGGTGGCTGTAACAGGATTAAGGGTTCTGAAATTAGTAGTGCGCTCTGAGATTGTCATCTGCGACCTATCTCCCTAGCCTCAACATCAATGCCATGAGCAACCTTCCACAAGCCGCTAATGTTGAACCTGACACGATGATACCTGCCCTGTTCCCTAAAGGGGGCAAAGCCATTGGCATTTGGCGCAACCGCGCTGGAGAAGTTTACCGCGCCGCTGTGCAGGTTTCTTGTGCCAATCTCCATAGTGGTGCTACCGCCTTCATGGTAAGGGTAAACCCGTGTAACTATGGCGTGTTTGCCCTTCGATAAAGATGTCTCGGCAGTTGTTATGGTTGCGTCTATGGGGTCGCCAGTAAAGGCATATATCTTATTCCCCAGAGCGCCGCCAAACAGGAACTGACCGCCCTTATACAGCGCACTATCCAATGAGGCTGGCAAAGCATCAACGCTTGTGCTGATATTGTCCAGAGCCTCAAGCGTATATCCGGCTGTAAAGAACGGCGCAATTAAGTCAGCGTCTACATTAGCAATAGACCACCTGTTCAGTGCATAGTTGTATATCAACAGTCTGTTAGGGGTTGTTGTCAGCGCATTGTTGGACACATAAGACCAAACTGCCAACTGCCTCTGCGGGTCAACAGTGCTGGTCATCTTGTCCTTTTGGCTGAAATCAAAGTCCTCGAAGAAAAAGCGGTTCACCTTCTCAGCACCAATCGGGTTGGAGCGAGAACCATCAAAGACATAAAAACCGTCATCTGATAGATAGAAAATCATGTGGCCTACATTGCACACAGAACCAGATACCTGACAGCCTCTAGCTGTCTCAACCTTGTCAAACTGGAACACCAGAGGCAAGCCGCTGTATGTAGCCCGCACAATCGCCCGTTCCATCAGGATGGTGCAGTATTCTCCGCCCACCATGCCGGTGATGTTCCCAGCGTCAGGGATGTCCTGAAAGTCAGACTGGTTTGTGCCGGATGTCCAGCTTGTCGCATCGCTGAAGCCTGACCATCTTACGCGATATGGAACACGGCCTGAACCCTCATCAATATTGCCTGTCCACACAAAGTCACGAACCACCGTCAGAAAGTCTGCCTTTGGTGGTGTGCCGGAAAGATCTGCAAAGTTGCTGTCCGTGCCAAGCTGAAACTTCTGCAAGTTCTCGCCAACACCACCAGCGGCGATAACAGTGTCGCCAAACTGCACAAAACGCCAGCGCTCACCAGAGGTTAGGCTATAGTTGCCGCCAGTGTTTGTGATGTCGTCTAGGTTTGATGTGCCGGAGTTGAACTCATACAGCTTTGTGTCATCGCCAGAGAACAGCTTGATGTTTCCACTGTTATCCTTTGCGGCAAAGATACCTTTTATTGTTCCTGACGCAGAATTTGAGTAAGAAACAAACTCGTTCAGGGGCGCATAACCACTGGCTTGCGGCACGACATTGGTTGCCTCAACAACGCCGGAGTTCATATAGTCTGGTTGGTCTGGTAGCCATTCGCCGAACTGTATCATATCTGCGCCCATGTTGCTGTGCTAACAGTTGGCTGTGACCAAATCTCACTACCAACCGAAATGTCTGTCCAAATCTCATTACCAACCGCAACATTGCCCCAATCTTCGCCAAGTATCTTGGCTGTTGATGTGGTGGTCATGCTGGCGGACGGTGTGCCTGCCATAGCAAATATACCATTTGCTGAGGCTGTTGTCGTCAGGGCAGTGGATGCCGCGCCTGACATAACATACACAAAGTTGCTTTTTGATGTGGCTGTAACCGCCGCACTAACTGAGGCGCTTGCCGTCCTTATTCGTGTGTAGTCATTTGCCGCCGTAACTGCCACACTGACAGAACTGCTGACCTGCCTCAGGGGCGTAATAACAGCAGAGAAACTCGCCGCGCCTGTAACAGACCCAGCCATTTCCCTGATGCGTGTGTTATCCGATGTCGCTGTTGCGGAGATAGAAACAGCGGCTGGCATCTCAATGGCAAACTGCACAGCACCTGCGGCTGTCACAGCAAGGCTGGCAGAACCAATGAAATGCTTTACATCAAGGTCGGCAAGTTGCTCCAGATTGCCGAAGCCATCCAGAGCGTCCATTGTACCCCAAGCATCCAACTGCTCTAGCGTTGGATTTGACCAGTCAACCTGCGTAAGAAAATCTGCGCTGTCTAGCGATATAGTCAGCGTGTCGATATTGTTCTTAGTAAAGTTGTCTAGGCTGGGAGTACCTGTCGGCATGGCCTACACCTAGTCGGCTGATATGTCTAAGTCGCCAGCAGAAATCTTCAGAATATCGCCTGTATCAATCAGCTTCGCGGTGGTAAATGCGCCATGAATAAGCAGGTTGCCACCTGTGCTTGCGTCAAAGATGCCAAAGTGGCTAACAGTACCCCAGCTTGCTGTAGCCGCTGAGAACTCGATTGCCGCGCTGTTATCGGCTGTGCCGGAAGCCGCCGCATTGAAAGCCGCTGACTGACGGGCATACCCTGAGCCGGAAAGCTCTGTGCCTGAATGGTCATCGTTGAATGATGCCGTCGCTAGGCCAACGTAAACTGTTGACGGCATGGTGTAAGCACCAGTACCTAAGATGTGGTCGAGAATCTCGTTCTCTAAATAGTCGCTCATTGCTGACATGGTTATCTCTCCGCTTGTGCGTTTTGCTGTGAATATGCTGATTTGATTGTCAAAGAACCTGTGCCATAATGGCTTCTCTGTTCGTCCACCTTAATCTCTTCCATGATTCTGGTGAACTTCTGATCATACTGTGCGGCTCTAGCCTCATCCAGTAGATAGGCATATCCCTCTGCCAGCGCACCGTACAAATACAGGTCGGGGCTTCTGAGGAACAATGTGGGGGTTACAGTCGCGCTGAGAGAGGGTAGTGAACCGATATATACAATCTCAGAAACATACGCAGAATCAGGAATAGGCCGGAGCTTCATCTCCAACCCAACAATGCTGTAACCCTCTGGCATCCCTGTGCCATTTGAAGAATACATACTGTCCAAGGCAGACGGGCTGTAATAAGTTAGCACCCGTGTTGGTGATGCGTTTATCTTTACTTCGCGCACCTCGCGGAAATCGCTGGGAAGCGCTATATATTCATCACCCGCAGTAAGCGTAGCTTGAGAACGCTTTTCCTGTTCGCGTGTCTCTAGCTCACGGCTCATGCGTGATTCAGCCAACTGGATGAACTCAGGTATCTGTGTGGTCAAGTCACTCCGCGCCATAAAGTTGGCGATGGATGACTGCAAATCTGCGTAGCTAGTAATGCTCATAAGTGACCGCCGCCTGTTCTAAACACTCTGTTCTCGTTACTGTTCAGCCACTGCTTCCAAGCCTTCGGATTATCAGCAGGTCTGCCGAACTTCTGCACCAGCTCATTATACAGCACATTCGGTATTTCCGCCACATGAGCCATGTGCTTCTGTGTGCCTGTCATCTGCCCATAGCGCCAATCGTCAGCCATGTGCTTGTTAATCTTCAACAGTTTGTCGAAAGTCTGGCTCTGCTCGATAACTGTGTCGCCGTAGCGCCCCTGCTTCATCTTGACCTGAGTGCCAGTAAGCGGGTCTATCTTTAGTATTCTATCCATGCTTCCCCCAAAAGGGAGAAGGGCAGTTGCCTGCCCCTCTCTGCTATTTCGATGCCTACGAACCGTTCAGGTCGTAAACTACAGCGTGTGCCTTCGGTGCTTGCACCTTCAATGACCATTCAGTGATCAACTGCATCTTGTCTGCGTCACCTGTTGCGGCAATTTCCTTCTCAGCGAAGTTACGGCCTTTCAGGGTGCATAGTGATGCGAAGTCTGGGTCAATCAGGAACATCCGGTCATTGCCCATGAAGCGTGATGGAGCAACGTCCAATGTGCCGAAGTCTGTCAGGTAAACAGAGGTTGAGCCAACATAAGTTGTTGCCTTCGCCTGTGTCATGTTGACATCGTTAGACACCAGATTGCCAGTAGCTGACAGATCTGAGAAGTTTGCACGGTTGGTTGCAGAACCTACCAGCATCTTCGGTGAACCGCCATCTTCCCATGCGTCCTGCATCCCATCTTCGATAAGAGCAAGTGTCAGCGCACGGTCTGTACCGCCAGTGATGGTGTCTGTGCCATCGCCTGTTGCGAATGAACCGCCAGCACCTACTGAACCGTTTGTCATCCAGCAAGTCAGTGAAGCTGACTTACGAGGGTCTGAACCGTCACGGGCTACGTCTGTGTCACCGATTGACTTTTCGATGTCACGGCGCAGTTCCAATGACTTCAGAACCCGCTGGTAAGCCATTTCACGGTCACGGCCTGCTTTGTCAACAGCTTCCAGTGTGCCAGATACGGCTACGTCTTTGACTGAGATCTGGTGGTAGTTACCAAAACGTGCAGTCGCAGTTGGAGTTGCAAATGTAGCATTTGCCCCTTCATTGACGTAGTTAGTGCCGGATGCGGCGGCTAACTCTTGTACCTGCCATTCAGTGAAGATACCGTTAGAGGTTTCCTTCTTCAGGGCAGAAAAGATTGGTGTTTCATCTGGGTCGATGCGGTAGATTACATCTGCCAGATCTTCGCGTTCGCCAACGGCGGTCTGAGTGGTATGTGTAGCCATTTTTAAGTTCCTTCTATTAGCTAGTTACCCATTAAGTAATTAACAGCGGCATCCACAGAACGCTCGTTATTGAGCCTTTGCAGAGACTGCCGTCTTTGACGACTTGCGACTTGAGCCTTTGTCTTAGGTTGTCCAGCTTTAGCCATCTTCGGAGCTTGGCTTGCTTTCTTCTTCGCGGCGGGTTTCTTCGACTGAAGATTGTCCCATTGCCACGCCTTATAAAGCAATTCGATAGCCCGTGCATCAGATGCGTTGGCTATCTCCTGTGGCGAAAATCCTACACTCTGTTGAGCGTATTTGATGACTTGTTCGCGCTCACTTGTGCGAATATCCTCATCACGCCACTGAGGGATGCGGTTCAGCATTTCTTCCCTCTGT